TAGGATAAGTAATATATATATATATATATATAAATAAATATATTAACATCTATAGATATAGCAGTTTAATTTGAATTCTACAATATTTTTTGCAAGAAGGGATTCCTAATTTAAATTTTATAATAAATAATTGATATGCCCTTGATTAATCATATACGTTAAAAAATTGACTAGTATAGTATGATATACTTGGTTACTCAAAGTTACTTCAAGTTACTTTAAGTTGAATAGAGCGAATTTAATTGTAAGACTTCTAGCGACTCTTAGCGACTCTTAGCGACTCTTGCATCAATTTTCTGAGTATGGATACTTTCTTTGCATCAGATGATATACTTGAATATATTTCAAGTCGTGTACGTTTCTATGATTATCATAAGCTCAAAGAGGTATCTCAAAAGTTCAATAGAATATTTAACATAAATTCAAAGAAGTATTCTATAAAGTATTATGAATCAATGATTATTGAAGTGCTTCCTCAAGATATATTAGACAATATTGAAAAGCGCATATTGAATAAGTATCAATTTAATGAATGTAGACTGATTTCAAGATTCTTATTGCGCGATTTAGAGATGTACAAATACCGCTCTCCTCCTCCTGGAGAAGAATACTGTTATGTATCAATACATTACAATTTAATAATTACACTAAAGTGTGGGAAATTTGTTGAATATTTGATAGAGTTGCTATACAATTCTGAATATAATAGGCATAGAAATATTGTAGAATTATTTAACAAGATATCTAATGATATCAATAGCAACGCTATTAAGAATTATAGCACTCAAGATGGTATATCTGAGGTTATCAAAGTATGTTATAAAATACGTACTATATTAAGTAGGTTTAATTACAAATTTTCTAAATCTTATAAATATAAGATTTATAATATGAATATTAACACATATATTATTATGTTAAATAAGGCTCTATATAACTCAAAGAGTATCAATGGTGAGTTAAATAGAAAGAATATAAAGAGTTTAGTAAAACCCGATAGTGTTTATAATTATAAGAATCATATATTGACTATGTTAAATGAGAAGGCCGTGAATAATACCGGAGATGTGCTAAAAATACCTAAATACTATATTAAATGTATTTTAAATATTATTGAAAATTCATATATACATTAAAGGATAGTATTGCATATCATTTATAATTTTTTATAAATATAAAATCCTAATATATAAGAATTATCATTATATATTTGATATAATGAATGACAATAACAATGATGTATTTTTAAATGATTGTTGGAGTATATATTTTCACGACCCTTATGATATAAATTGGGATGATAAAAGTTATAAGATGTTAGGGCAAATATCAACAGTTAAAGATTACGTTTATTATTTTAAGGGTTATAAAGAACTTTTTAAAAAAGGTATGTTTTTTATAATGCGCGCAGATATCATACCAAGATATGAAGATAATCTAAATATTAACGGAGGATGTTTATCATTTAAAATATCTCCTGAGGATTTTGAAAATAAATTTTTTGAATTATGTGCAAATATTTTAGGAGAAAACATTGGAACTACTGATGATGTAACTAATAATATCAATGGAGTTTCTATTAGTCCTAAGAAATTATATTATATAGCGAGAATATGGATTAAAAATAATAAATATGCTAGCAAAGACTATTATAATATAGATATTCCCAAATATACAACACTTATGTACAAAAATCATGTATAATAGTAACTTATGTGTTAATATTAAATATTATTAAATATTTATAATATAATAATCAATGTATGATATAATAAGTATACTTAAAACAATTTTTTTATATATTTTTCTTCCATTACGTATAATTTTCTTAATTTTATTATTAAGATTTTCAAATGTCATTATACATTATATTAGAGATGAAAGTAGTTTAATGTCTGTGTTCTTAATATTTGGTAAATTAATAATGTTTACATTATCACTCACTATAGATATTTCAAAAGAAGATTATATAAAATATATGAGTTATTTGTATAGTGATAAAAAATTTCTATGCACTTTTAATCATACAACACTCGTAGATGGTTTTATATTAGCGAGTACATTTCCTAGAGCGTGTTATATAGTTTTAAAAACAATCTTATTCTCGTTATTTAATTATACAGATGAAAATAATGAGAAATATGGAACTATTTATGTAGAAAAAGGTAAAACTAGTAATAAAATAAAGGAACGTATAGATAACAGAAAAGCAGGAGACCCTGTAATATTTATTGCGCCAGGTAGTGGGAATATTCCAAAAATACCTGGTAATATTACAGAATTTTGTAGTAAAGGAGCGTTTGTAGAAGGATATTCTATTTTACCAATTTTATTAAAATACGAAGATAATTCACTAGATCACAATTCTGATAATGGCGAATCTATGTTGCATTCTTGTTTAAAATTATTCTTAGTACAAAATTATAAAATAAAAATTAAGGTATGTGATATGATTGAAATGTTAGAAGAAGAAACTGTTGAAGAATATAAAGATCGCGTGTATAATATAATGAATGAGCAATATATTATTATGTAATAAAGATTTGCTATTATTATATAACAATTATGATAACGAATGCTAATAATTATTTATCCAATATGGAACTAAGAACCGCTAATATATCTCCAATGTCGTATAATAGAACATTAAATACTAACGGAATAAATGAATTAAATAATGAAGGAAATATAAGTGATATATTATTGCCCACCGCTATTTATATAACTATTAGGAGCGTATATATATTATTTGTTTTATTGTGTTGGTAAAACTTCTAATACAAACTACTAATTTTCTAAATATAATATAAAAGATTGAATTGTATATAATATAATATTTATGGATTATGGAAAATAATGAATCTTTTATAAAAAAAATCAATATCAATAAAACAAAGGATATTAATATAATTGTTGCAACTAGTACTAATTATGGTATAGGTTATGATAATAAAATGTGTTGGAATATGCCTGATGAACTTAAAAGTTTCAAAAAAATAACATCTGAAGTATGTGACGTTACCAAAAAAAATTGTGTAATTATGGGAAAAAATACATGGTACTCACTTCCTAAAAGACCATTAGTAAATAGAATAAATATAATTATTAGTTCAAATGATTATGATAATATTAAAAAAGAATTAGATACTGATTACATAACGGGCGAGAAACCAATTATATTTAAGAATCTAGAGGATGTATTTAAATATGTAAATAGTACAGATATTATTGAGAGTGCATTTATTATTGGTGGTGCAGTTTTGTATAATGATTGTCTAGAAAATTATGTAGATAAAATTAAATATATCTATATGTCAATTATATATGATAAAAAATACGAATGTAATAAATTTATAGCAGCAAATATTATATTTAATAATTTTAGATTTGAAAAAAAATATGTGAAAAATTGCACTTCTAAATATATCTCAATGAAGGGATATAATAAAGGTATTTCTTATCCTAAAGATGAACCAGTTGATTAATATAATAATTTATATAAAAGCATTTCTATATGTATAGGTTCTTTAGATTTATTTGTTTGTGATAATATGCAATCTGCTTCCATTCCAATATTTATTATATTTATTTTTTCATTTTTTTTAATTTCTTCAAGTTTTTTCTTAGAAAGTTTTGAATATTTTATTTTTAGATAATAATCACCATAATCAACAAAATTAATAAAATCCTCTATAATATTATTTACACTTACATTATATTGACAACATTTATTTGATAAATATCTAATTTCTTCCATATTATTTTTATGCTTATCAAATGTCTTAATAAAATCAACAAAAGGAGGATAATTATATTTTATAAAATCGGGCGTTAATATATCTTCTGAATTTGGATTACATTCTATTTCTGCTATAAATAATGCCTTTATAATATTACGAGGTTTAGTAATATAAAGTTCGTCGTTCATAGAAATATTTAAGTATTTTACGAAAATGTTATTTATTTCTTCAAAAGTAAATAATGGAATACGAAAACTATTAAATCTGCTCTTAATAGGATTTTCTATTTTTGACATATAATGTGAAGTGCACATAAAAGTTATATTATTTGAATATTTCTCGAGTAATATTCTGAAATCGTAAAATAATTTTTGCAATAAATCTATATTTTTAATTATTATATAATGTTTTTCTAAACCTACGTTCTTATGTTTTATGATATGCAGAAGAAATGGAGTTATTTTATCTATATTTTTAGAATTTTCAGGATTCATTATATCTAATTCTAAAAATTTGCTATTTTCGTTATATATTAAATTTTTATCCCATATATGTTCAGTTCTATAAATTTTGTTTTGTAAATTAAATTTTTTTTTAATTATTAAATCTACTAATAAATCTATTGGAAATCCTATTGGAGAATATAATAAGGTATTGTTTTGCGATAATAATATTCTATTTAATAATATATTATATTCGTAGTTTTCTGTTATAATTTTTTCAAATTTTTCTTCAAATTTATTCCAATTACTCATAATTAAATATATTACATAATAATTCTTTAATATAAAGAATAAATTATGATTATTATTTAACAATAAAGTAGAATGTATATTGAATCATTAAGTTTAGATATTAATAAAATTTCTAAATATACCAAAGATGATATAAAAGATATATATAAGAAAATAGCATTAGAATGCCATCCCGATAAACTAATAAATATAACAGATATCAATGAAAAGAACATGAAAATAGATAAATTTAAAAAGGCATGTGTAGGATATAAGAAGGCCTTAGAGGACTTTGAAAATTACGGAGAATTAAGAGCATTTAATGATTTTGATAAAGACGACATTATGTATTCCTATGATTTTTATAATGATGCTGATACAGATATTAATTTTTGGAATAATATGTATAATAATTATTTTAATGACAAAGAAGCAATAAAAACAACATTTATGAATATTGCAAATATGTTTTTAAAAAAAGGGGTTAAAAGTAAAAATTATTATAATCCTTCTACAAAAATAATTAAACATAGCATTATTCTTCCTGTTAATTATTACGATTTATATACTAATAAAAATAAAAAAATTAGAATATTATTAAAAGGGGTTAAAAAACCTTTTAATTTTAGTATATTATGTAAAAAAGTATATCCGTGTTTTACACGACAATATATAGACGATGATGGAATAGAACACGAAATTGAAATAAAAATGATAATATCTAATAAAAAGGATATTAATAATGACATAGATTATTCATCAAGTTCAGGAGATACTGATAAAGAAGATTTAGACTATGAAAGATATAAGTTAAATAATAAAAATATTGAATATCGTCATAAAATAACTAATGACAAAATTGATCTTATTATAGATATATTTATAAATTTAAAGGACTATCTGATGGGAGCAACTAAATTAATAAAATATATTGATGGGAATTATATAAATATTGAAATACCCCCTTTTACTTTAAATAATATATATTTAAATAATAAAGGATTATTAGGAGGAAAATTAATAATAAATATAACATTATTAAACATATCAAAAATAAATTGGGATAGTTTAGATTTAGAAAAAAAAGATATTTTTATAAAATGTATTGACAATATTTATAAAAATTGATTGCTTATAATTATATAAGAATTATGTGATATAATAATGTAATAATATCGCAAGGTATTAGTATCCTGTATAGGATATATGCAGCAATCCCTCCAAATAGAATCTTATAATACTTTCGGGTATTAGTATCCTGTATAGGATATACGCAGCAATCCCTCCAAATAGAATCTTATAATACTTTCGGGTATTAGTATCCTGTAGAGGATATACG